TTGATATATAGGACAGAAAGTAAATTAAAACAGTTCACATTTAGTATTAAATAGGAGTATAATCTGTATCAAGGGGGAGCGAAGTGCGACCCTATAATTACGGAGAAAAAAATGAAAGATTATTACGGAACCAAAATGGAGATTTGCAACGGCAAGTTAGTTGTTAACGATCAAGACCCAAGCCCATATTTCAGAGCCTACCTTTGCGGAGAACTTGGACTTACTGATTCAAGATGTGGCGATCTAGCGAAAGCTATCAGTCAGCTACATTCAGCACTCAGTAGATGTAGCTTTGGAAACCTTGGACTGATCTGCAAAGAGTTTGAAGGACTTGCGACAGTCTGCAAGAAGTATGGAGAATTAGAGGACTGCCAAGACTTCTTTGTTAATAGCAAAGGGGAGGAATACAAATGAGCAAGAAGAGAGAAAATCTTTACAAAGTAAAGGCAACGATAATGATACCTCTTGATGTGGAATTTCTTGTATACGAGGACACTCCTAAAGATGCTCAGATAACTGTTGCCTGTTTGAGTCCTGAAAATCGTTACGATGAAAGTATTCAACTTGATAAGGATATGTATGCTTCATACGAGATTGAACCACTTCAACAAGTCCTAGAAAATGTTGAAGACTTGGACTGGACTGCAAACCCTTTTGGAAGAGATGCCAACGAAGAACCAGTCAAGGCTTGTTGTCTTTGCTATAAGCCACTTGACGTTACGAAGAACGAGAATGGCGAAGTTACTTGGGATGACGGCAACGACGCTCTCCCTTTAGCTGACGGCAGATGTTGTAACGATTGCGACTTCGGAGTTACGTTAGCAAGAATGAAAGAAATGGGGGTGAGCAAATGAAACCTTTATTAGTAGAAATCTTAGAGTCCATTCTCAGGACTGACGGTAAGCTTGCTTACCGTATCTCTGGTGACGACGAAGAAGTAGTTGGTTTAACCAGGGATACTTCTCTTGCTTGCGATCAGAAAGACGGCGACGAATATGTAGGTATGTCTAACTTAGATGAAGGAAGGGTAGAGATATTTAAAGTTAAATCGGTTCAACGGCTTAACTACAATAGCGATATCCGAGACGAGGATGAATATATTGGCTTTATCTATTGGACGAACTTTAATGAAGGAGTTGAAAGGCTCGTTGATAATAGTTGTAAGTTAGATGATGAATACGGACTAAATAAAATTACAAGAAAATGGGAGGAAGACTACAGATATTTATAACAGAACTCCGTAGAGGGAAGGGCAAGCTTGGAGGACTTGCCCTTTTTTTTGCCTGAAATATGAAGAGGGGGGGTAAATATAGCGAAAGGGGTATACATATATCGGGGGAGGGGAGTGCAAATACAGGGAAATAGACCTAAATATACGCAGAAATAGGTATAAATAGACGTAAATCGGGATATATACAGGTAAATATACAGATATACAGCTGCAGATCGGGATATATATCGGGATATTAGGGACTCTATTGAGTCGGAAAAATCGGGTCTACGACCCCAATAAGGAACTTCGTACCCCTAAGTTTAGGGGGCCATATAGACAATAGACTTTAGACAATAAAACATATACTTAACCAAGCATATCTTGACAAAGGATTTTTTACTTGTAAGGGTACCCCTATTCAGCATATAATTTTTTTAGTTGTAGGTGAAAGTACGCTTTGTTCACACTTTCTCCAATAGAGTTGGAATTTATCTTCGCCTACAACGACTTAAAAATGGCAAAAAAATTTTCACATATAAAAAAAACCTTTTCTACAAATTGTAACAACTGCTATTTAGGATTGTTCTGGAACGGCCAAACCTTTGTACGCTGGGAGGAATTTATAAATGGCTAACGGAACACCTACCTTCGACAACGACTATTCATTCCTGAACTTACCTGGACAGGGTTCAGCAGTTAGAAATCCTATTGATATTGCTCAAGACGCACTTCCAGCAGATATCATCCAACAAATTAACAAAACAGCCCCTAGAGAGTTACCAGAGAGTGATATCTTTGGAGATGGTCCTATTGTTACGCCAACAAGACCGCAAGGAATCTTAGAGGACAGAAATTTCCGTAATACTTTAGAGTCAGCTATACAAAATGCTGAGTCTGAAATACAACAGTTACAGGAAGTCAAAGTAGACTTAACTAATAACTATCAAGATGCGATCGCGCAACAAGATACAATCAGAGCAACAGCGGCGGAAGAACAGTTAGCAGCGATTACATCCAGAGAACAAGAGCTGTTATCGGAACGACAACAGATTATTACGGAGTTAGAGGATAAATTTGGCGTAGAGCGTGAGGGATTAGAAACCGATATCGCAGCTTTACAAGGTAACGTGACCCAGTTAGAGGGTACGATTACTGACTTACAGGGCAGTATTGATGCCTTGACGGTTGAAAGGGATGACGCAGTTGCAGAACAAGACGTTATTAGGGCTACAGCAGCAGACGAACAGGTACAAGCACTCGAAGCGCAAAAGGATAGCCTTGCTGTTGATTATAATCAGACGATTACAGATCTACAGTCTGAGATAGATGCGTTAAATACTGCGGAAGTAGTAGCTGAAACAGCCCCAGTAGTTGCAGACGATCTTCCTGTAGTAACAGATGCGTCTGAAGGCGTGATGACTGCTCCTACCGCAGAAGAATATATGGATCAATTGCCTGCTGATATAGCTGAAAAAGAAAGTGCAGCTGATTTAGGATTTGATCCTTACAATCCTAACTATATGGGCTTTGAGGACGAAAGAGCGATTGGTAGACAGAACGAAGCGGATGCAATTGCTAATCTAGAGGCAGCCAGCGCCGCAGGTACCGCAGCTCAAGGTGACGTACAGGCAGCTAAAAATGCCAGCGCTAACTTAATAGCTCAAGAAGCTTACGAAAACAGATCAGTACCGATAACGGGACAAGATTTAGGAATCAATAAACCTCCAGTAGCACCTATTGATATGTCCAAGATTAATATACCAGCAAATTATATGGATCAATTAAAAAACATCCAATTGCCTCAGAATTTAAACTTCGGTAATCTTAGAGTGGGTATGGCTGACGGTGGTGATATCAATAGGATTGAGATATTATTAAGGAAACTAAGGTAAGAATATGAATAAAGGAATAGGATCTTTGATGGGTGAATCAGGCCGTACGGTTTCTGATATGGACAGTAGAATAGCTAATCTAGCATCTAGGCAAGGTATGGCTCCAGCCGAACAACGTATGATGCTAATACAAAAGACAGCAGCCGATATGGGCAGAAACATCTCCGATAGAGATGCCCAGCTTTTCGGTATGGGTGAAATTAGTTTTGAAGAAGCGATGAGTAGGTCAGTAGCGGGACCTGGCGTTAAAGAAACAATGGGTCAATTTTCTGACGAACTCAGAAGAATAGGTAAAACGGAAAAAGGTTTTTCTGATTTTTCTGATAATATTGTAAATCTTGTTCAAAGCGGTCAAATGAGTCAAGAAGATGCTCAGAATCTTTTATCAGGCAATACAGAAAGATTTATAGGCTCTAGTGAAAGAGGAGAATTACAACCCTTTCAAGGACTTAATATGTCAAATAGTCCTACAACTAGACAAGGACTGAGAGATTCAGTTATACAATCACGTAATGAATTACAACAACAACAACTGGGTTTCGCCAAAGGTGGAGAAGCTTCGTTCCCAGATTTAACAGGAGACGGTCAAGTGACTCAAGCAGATATATTAAAGGGGAGGGGCGTGTTTGCAGAAGGTGATGAAGTATCTTCAAATGTTTTAGGTCAATTTTCTGAAGAGTTACCTTTAACAAACTATATTATGAGTTTATCAAATCCAGAACAGAGCGAACTGTTAAGAAACTTGATAGGCGTATCAGGTGTTGCTGTTGGAAGTATGGAATCAATTCCAATGTTAATAAAAAGATTAGTATCAACAGGTTCTTTAAAATCACCTGAAGCCCAAGCAGAAATTAAAAAAAGTATGGATATGCAAGAAAGAAAAAAAATGGCAGAAGGTGATGAGGTTTCACGTGAAACAAATGAAATCGAATCTGCGCTATCTGATATAGAAAGCGTTGCACCAGAAGCCCAAGTTATACAGCAAGTGATGACGATGGTGATGGAATTGGTTCAATCAGGCGCTAGTGAAGAAGAAATCGTTGCTGCACTTAAGCAGATGGGACTTGATGACGAAGATATTGAACAAGTGATGATGATGCTTGCAGAACAAATGCAAAGTCAACAGGATCCTATTCAGTCTGAATTATCTCAGATGATGTAAAATGGCTGAACTACCCGACGTAGGTTCTATAGATAGCTTATTAGAAGAAAAATCTCTACAAAGAAAATTACTATCTTTATCTGAAAAAGACAGAGATAGATATTTTAAAGATCAATTTTCTTTGTTACAAAAGTTTCCAACCAAAGGGTCTGGAATGACAACTTTATTATCTATGAAAGGTTTGCAACTTCAAAATTTGCAACAAGAAATTAAAAATTTAAGCAAAAATAAAGAATCTCTTCAAAGTCTTGACGCAGAAATTGATAGCTTGCGTAACGAAAAACAAATGATGCAAATGAATTTTGCAGATGGAGGTTTAGTTGAACTTCCAAATGTAAAACCTATTTATAAAGTTTGATATGAACCTATCGAGTCTAACGGAGACAGAGCTGAAAGAAGCTCTGATGCTTAAAGAAAAGTTAGACAACTACGCAATACAAGACCAGTGCCAAGAAAGTTTTATTAACTACGTAGAACATATCTGGCCTGAGTTTATCTGCGGACGCCACCATAAGGTCTTCGCCCAAAAGCTACAAGACGTAGTAGACGGTAAGTGCAAGCGGTTGATTGTTAACATGCCACCTCGTCATACCAAGTCTGAGTTCGCGTCTACCTTTTTCCCATCCTATATTATGGGACTCAAGCCCAAGATGAAGATTATGCAAACCACGCATACGGGTGAACTAGCCGTACGATTTGGTCGTAAAGTGCGTAACTTGATGGATCAAGAAGAATACAAGAAAATATTCCCTGAAGTAAAACTGCAAGCCGATAACAAATCTGCGGGACGTTGGGAAACCAATAAGGGTGGCGAGTATTTCGCTGCGGGTGTAGGCGGAGCGGTAACAGGACGTGGTGCCGATTTATTAATTATTGATGATCCACATTCAGAGCAAGACGCGCTTAGTCCGACAGCGCTAGAGTCAGCTTACGAATGGTACACCTCTGGTCCTCGTCAACGTTTACAGCCAAACGGTTCTATCGTAATAGTGATGACTAGATGGAGTGCGATTGATCTGACGGCTAAGTTATTGGAATCGCAAAAGGAACCGTTAGCTGACCAGTGGGAGGTAATTGAGTTTCCTGCTATTTTCCCTGATACAGACAAACCGCTCTGGCCTGAGTTCTGGCCTGAAGACGAATTGCTAAAAGTAAAGGCATCTCTACCTGGTATGAAATGGAACGCCCAGTGGATGCAAAACCCTACCGCTGAAGAGGGTTCTATTATTAAACGTGAATGGTGGCAACGCTGGGACAAAGATTCTTTGCCAAACGTAGACTATATTATGCAATCTTACGATACTGCATTTTCTAAGAAAGAATCGGCTGACTTCTCAGCCATCTCTACGTGGGGTGTATTTCGTCCTACTGATGACTCACCTGATTGTATTATTCTTTTAGACTGTCAAAAAGGCCGTTGGGACTTTCCCGAACTCAAAGAGATAGCGATGCGTGAGTACAACTACTGGGAGACGGATATGGTGTTGATTGAAGCCAAAGCTTCAGGTACACCTTTGACCCAAGAACTACGACGTATGGGCATACCTGTTGTGAACTACTCGCCGACTAGAGGTCACGATAAAACCACACGTATGCACTCGGTTGCTCCAGTCTTTGAATCAGAGATGGTCTACGCTCCCAAACGTATGTTTGCCGAAGATATGATTGAAGAGTGTGCGTCATTTCCATTTGGAGCGCACGATGATTTATGTGATACTATGACGCAAGCAATCATGCGTTTTCGTGAAGGTGGCTTTTTAAGTCTAGATTCCGATTACGAAGATGAAGACAGAGGCGTACGACAAAGGGTTTATTATTAATGGCGATAGAAAGACAAACACCAGATCCAGTAGATCAAATGCCTGAAGCGGTAGATATGACTACTACTCAGGATGCCGATGGATTAGACAATCAACTTATTGAAGTTTTAGAAGGACTGCAAGAAGCCGACGTAGAGATACAAGAAGACGGTTCTGCGTTATTAGGACCTGCTCCAGAAATGCAAATGGCTTCTGAGTTTGATGAAAACTTAGCTGATATTATTTCCGAAAGCGAATTAGGTCGTATCTATATAGACCTTACCAGTTCTATTGATGATGACAGATCTTCTAGAGAAGACTGGGAAAAAACCTATACCGATGGATTGAAGTATCTCGGTATGAAATTTGATGAAACCCGCTCTGAACCCTTTGAAGGTGCTTCAGGCGTAACCCACCCGTTATTGGGAGAGGCCGTTACTCAATTCCAAGCGCAGGCTTATAAAGAATTATTACCCGCAGGCGGTCCTGTAAAAACTCAAGTGGTAGGTGCTTATGACTCTGCTGTAGAAGAACAAGCGCAAAGAGTACGCGAGTTTATGAATTATGAAATCATACATGTGATGGACGAGTATGATGAAGACCTAGATCAAATGTTGTTTTACCTGCCGTTGGCTGGTTCTGCATTTAAGAAAGTTTATTACGACGAAAACCTACAAAGACCTGTGTCTAAGTTTGTAGCTCCAGAAGATTTAATTGTTCCTTACTATACGACTGACCTAGAGTCTTGCCCACGTATCACTCACGTTATCAAGATGCCTGAGAATGACGTACGTAAGTTACAAGCTATTGGTTTCTATAAAAAATTTGATATGCAGTATGGCGAAGAAGCCAGCCAGTATTCATCACTTGATACAGAAAAAGAAAGGTTAGAAGGTATGGAGCCTTCCTCTGATAGTGATGAGGTATGTGTTTTATACGAAGTTCACTGTAATTTAGACCTAGAAGGATTTGAAGACGTAGGTGAAGACGGTGAAGAAACAGGAGTTAAGTTACCCTATATCGTAACAATAGACTCTAATACTGAAAACGTATTGTCCATCAGACGTAACTTTAATCCTGATGACGCAATGAAATCTAAAATTGAATACTTTGTTCACTTTAAGTTTCTACCAGGTTTAGGATTCTACGGATTCGGGCTGACTCACATGATTGGTGGGTTGTCTAAAGCTTCCACATCCATACTTAGACAATTAATAGATGCAGGTACGCTTTCTAATTTACCTGCTGGTTTCAAGACTCGAGGCATCCGCATACGAAACGAGGACGAGCCAATTCAACCTGGTGAGTTTAGAGATGTAGATGCACCAGCAGGATCTTTACGTGATGCTATACAACCCCTACCTTTCAAAGAGCCAAGCGGTACTTTGTTATCGCTACTAGGATTATTAGTACAATCAGGACAACGTTTTGCTTCTATAGCTGAGATATCTGTAGGTGAAGGTAACTCTCAAGCCCCTGTAGGGACGACTTTGGCACTTATGGAAAAGTCTACCAAGGTTTTGAGCGCTATTCATAAACGTCTCCATAATGCTCAGAAGAAAGAGTTTGGATTACTTGCAAATATTTTTTCTCAAAGCTTACCACCTGTATATCCCTACCAAGTCTCTGGTGGTCAAAATGAAATCAAACAAACCGATTTTGATGGCAGAATAGATATATTCCCTGTCAGTAATCCAGATATATTCTCAACCAGTCAACGTATTGTTATGGCTCAAGAGATGATGCAGTTAGTACAATCTAACCCGCAGATTCATGGTCCA